ACATACGAGAACTACATCCCAATAATTATTACGGTGTTTGTATTGAGCTTGCCCTTTTGGGTTGCAGGAGCAATTGCAGATATCAAACTAACAAACGACGCAAGGAAGAGGTAAAAAATAATGTCAGTAAATCTAGAACTAGATAAGAGCGAGCTAATAATTGTTCACGAAGCAGTGTCACTTTTGATGACTGTAAAGTCTGCACAGATTACAAACTTCGAGAACCGAAAGAGTAAAGACGAGGAAGAAAACCTAGAAAGACTTTTCCGCAAGATGGACTCATACGCAAACACTGCCGATGTCTGGGTAAAAATTCTGAAGACTGTCGGAGCTACTCAAGAAGAGATATCAGAATTCTTGAGGGAGAAACTATGAGCGAGACAGAGGCAACCAACAAAACTGTGATGTTTGTGGGCGACTACTTCACATTGCTGACCACGGTGCAACTGGAAGAGTCACTCCGCCTAGCTGAAGAAACAGACGATGACGAGTTTGCTATCCGCCTAGCTGGGACTTGGATGGGTGAGCACTACGGATGGGACGTGCTAGGTGCATCCAATGAAGTTGGCGTTATAAAAGAAAGTTAAAAAATCTACTTGACAAATGTCAGGAAGGTACTATTATATAAATATAACTGAATACCGCAATGCAAAAACGACGAAAGGTAAAAAATGAACACATACAAACTGGCATATAACGAAGACCTAATTCACAAGGTCACCATCCAAGCAGAAACTCTTGAAGACGCTCAGAAAGTTGTGGACGCACTCCAGAACGGTGAGATAGATATCGAGGACATACAGAAGCTTGAAGGTAGCAATGTGAGCACAGAACGAATGCACTCTGAAATAGTGACCGCCGATGAAGGGCTTAGCTACTTCTAAAACCCCCCTAATGCTAAAAAATACACCCCTATCCATCTTTGGATAGGGGTGTTCGCATATTCACAACTCCTGAGTGCTTGTAAAATATTTATATGTTCAAACCAGTAATCCTTGATAGCGACTTCCACTCCAATGGCGAAGCTCGCCCCTTTACAGCGATGATAGTAGACGACCCCAACGACGGGGAAACCAAACTTGTTGTGATGTTTGAGGAGCCAGGAAACATTGCGGTGCTATCCCTGGATTGTTTGATAAACGAAGAAGATATCAGCAGTAAGTGCCACAACTCACGTAGTGACAAACTCGAAGAAGCATTGCGGGAAGAGTTGGACAGGTAAAAAATTGGATAAGCACAAATACCGAGCTTTGCGTATTGCTGTTATAACTGGTTGTGCTTATGAGATTGTCGCCCTTAGTAGTCAAATTCAACGACCACACAGCCAGCGAGTGCCGACCATTACACATATTCTTCGCAGAATTGGAGATAAGCCATACGGGAAAGCAATTCTCTGGTTATGGATTGGCTATATAGCTGCACATTTTTCTGAGCCGCCAGAGAAGTAAAAACTTCAAAACAACTTCTTTCTTTCCCCAAAAAAGCAGTGGCACTTTCTTGCACTATGCAGGTAAGTTCATTAGACTGGGAGAAACAACAGAAAGGAAAAACCTAAATGATACACGAGCAAAAAAAGATGAAGCACCAAAGAATTGCTGAGAAAGCAACAGAACTTTATGAAGGTGGGATGTCCGTTGAAGCAGTAGCTGAGACCTTGGGAGTGGCATACCGCACTGCTAGGAAAGCAATTTGGTCGCAGGGCGTTGAGTTCCGTGACCCTAGTGCACGACTGGTTGGAAGAACTCGACCAGACAAGCGAGTAGTCAATGAACAATCTTAGAAACATTATCTGGACATCTGTGCTGGCAGTTGCTTGCACGGTGGGACTACTGGTGTCTGGAATTCTTGGAGCAATGGAGTGGGTCATAGCGTTTGGTTTTGCAGGAGTTATCTTTGCAACACTGAGCGGAATGGCACGCAGGTAAAAAATCACCCACTGGGAAGCTCATTTATACTAGATAAGCCGACCAAATATTAGGAGAGTTCCAATGGCAAAAGATGCAGAGTATAAGCCAGACGCCCGTGATGGCGATGGCGATGGCTACGTCCAGGATGGAACCATCTGGGAGCGTGAAAAAGGAACTCAGCACAAGGGTTTCAAAGAGGACGCTATCGATGGCGACAACGATGGGCTAGTTCAGGACAGCACGGTTTTCGAGCGTGAAGTTGAGGAAGCAGTGGCTGAACCAGAACCAGAGCCAGAGAAAAAAGAAGAGAAGAAAGCAGAACCAAAGAAGGCAGCTCCAAAAGGTAAAAAAACTGACCCCAAGAGCGTGCCAACAGTTTTGACTTCAGATATTCGAATTTCTAGAGCAAAACTTATCTACAACAATATGTTTGAGCACAACTCCCGTTCAGTGGGCGTGACTCAGATTAGGTTGCTAGAACTTGGTTATGTTGAAGCTGGTAGTGATAAGCGTGGTTACCTAGGTGACGGAACACTTATGGCTATTTCCAAGTTTGCTAAAGACCAGGGATTGGGTAAAACCGACATCCAGGATGAAGCACTTGTATCAGCTATTTTCGCTGGCACACCAGTTACAGTAGGCATTTAGTTCCAAATAGACGCCTAGCATATCTCTTACCATAGAGAGTGCTAGGCGTTTTTTATATCTATTGAAGGGAAGAGCGGCAATGCTAACTTTGAAGGAAAAGGTCGGGACAATAGCTGGTCGTATAGTTGCGACTTTCCTAGCCACGGGTCTAAGCGTGGTTGCTGCAGGAACTTTTGCAGGTGTGGAGCTATGGCAGTCATTTATGATGGCGGGTGTTGGTGGAGTAGCCACGGTGGTTGAAGGGCTAGCACGGGCATACTTGCGCGATGGCAACCTATCACTAGCTGAGATTGATGAAGTCTTCGGCGGAGTTGAGGGGAAGAAAGCTGGAGCTGAGAAACTAGAGCACCCTGAAGACTTGACCTTTGACCAAGAAAACCTACAGCGTGGAGATAATCTCTAATATTTTTTACCTAATCTCTAATGGTCGAGCAACTACGAGATAACTTGAGCAAGAAAAAACCCCCTAGTTTCCTAGGGGGTTTTCTCATCGGGGGCTATTACTTGGCAACTAAAACTACATACTCGCTCACGGTTTTGGTAGCTTCGAAAGCTTCGGGGAACAATTCCGCCAGAACTTTACGGTCTACACCTTCACGCTTGCGGTCACTTACTTGTAAACGAATTTTACCATTCACGGTAGCAACTTTGGCTTCACCCAAAACTTCCTTGACCTGAGCTTCCAAGTCCTTCTTTTTCTTTTCAAGCTCGGTGGCTAGGGTTTTGGCTTCGATGTAATCGTTCACCAGTTTCTGCTGAGCTTGGTTTAGCTCTACATTGGTGTTTTCGATTTCAACCTGCTGAACTACTTTGGTGCTTACTTTAGTCGTAGACATTACTAGGACTCTCTTTCTTTTCGTCATTTAGTGCCACCTCTTGGTGACAGTTATCATTATTGCAGACTTTCCTGCACTCTGTCAAGTCTTTCTGCAACTTTTTTTGTAACAGATTGGTAACGGGCTAATTGAGTGCTTTCTTTAGCACGGTCAAGTCCTCGGAGCTTAGGGGCAGAGTTTCACCTTCTTCATCCACTCCACCCGTCAAAACTATGTTGCCAACTATGTAATCGCTATCAGCTTCAAAGAAAGCTTCCCAAATTGCTTGCCCCTTGAGATTATGCGGTAAGCCATTTAGCTTCCCTTCTTCGTTCATCCATAGCGTTAGACGCTCGTGGGGTTGAACAGCTTCAAGCCATCCCCCCACCGCTTCACTGAGAGCTTGAGAGCTGATGTCATTCAGCTCGACTACTTCACCCGAAGTTGTAAGCCATAGAGCTTTTGCGGTCATATTGTCATTCCCTTCGTTCATATTTTTTACCTACTCATCCCTAGGGTCACCATCGGGGTAATACCCGTGAGCTTCAAAATATTCTTTCCTAGCTTCAGCTAATGACACTCGATTTAGTTCTTCAGTGCCTATATCGACTAGCTTATTGAATAGCTTATCTAGTAGCCCTAAAAGGAAGTCTGAAAGTGGCACTGGTGGCTCAGCGTGTTGCTGTTTCCTATTGCCCTTCTTAACTTCGTAAAAAGTTCCTGCCACGGTGCCATAGACTGCCCTACCTGGCATAAATCTTGCTTTCATTACTGCTCCCTTCGTTGATAGCCCTATTCTACCACTATCTTCCTGCACTTTGTCAAGTATTTCTAGAATAATTTTTTATGACTATGCCTAGGGCAGAACAAAACCCCCTAGAAGGAGCTCTAAGGGGTTTTGGTGTTGCTTAGGGGGGATTTTACTTCCTGCGGGGGTCTATCCTGCTAGACAGTCTGTTGAGCTTGTTAGCTAGCTCAATTCTTAGCCAGAACTGGTTTTTGTTGGCGTGACCCAATAGCTTCAATGCGATAGCAATTCCTGCCACGGTGAAGCTACCTGAGATTAGCACGGGATAGAACTCAGCTCCGAAAGCTGATAGGTCAGCTTCAGACTTGAGCATAAAAAAGTCAATGCTTGCTCCAGCAGCTGATGCTCCAGCGACTAAGGTCACTACGCTCAGACTTCCTTGAATAGCTTCGTAAGCGGTGTCTGTATTTCTGATTTTGGTGTTTGTCAATTTTTTACCTTTTCTTCGAGTTTTTAGATAGGCAGTTTTTAGAGTTGCCTAGCTCGGTGATTGTTTAGAGATATGGAATAGGGTTGAAGCCACACTCTTCGATATCTTCACACTCCTGAGCGTGACGCCTAATCAGCTCAGAACTTACAGCCCCAAGAACTTCGATGTTCTTGCGATTGTCACCAGTGTTCAAGAAATTTACCAGCTCAGTTCTTGAAACTGCGGTCAAGTCTGCGGTGGCAATTGTGTCGATGTTCATTAGTTTCTCCTAGTCTGCTAGCCCCCGTGGCTAACAAGTTCTATCGTACTACAACCTACCTGCACTTTGTCAAGCTTATTTGGGAACTTTTTAGTACGGATAAACACGGTGCAAGTCTGAGCAAAACTAAACCCCTAGAGCATTAGCCCTAGGGGTTAGTGGTTAGCTATTAGTAGCTATAGAGTTCCTGCACCCACTTGGGGAAGTTCTCCTCGAGATACTCCCTACCTTCAGGTGTGAAGGTGGTGTCTAGATACAATCCACAACAGCTATACGGATAGTCACTTTCACCTAATGCCCAAGTAGGAACATCACCTGCGTGAGCTTCGGAGTTTTCGAGTGGTTCAGTGAAGCTGTCGTAAGCGTGTCCATCACGCCAAGTTAGCCCGTGCTCATCAGCAAACTTTACGGCGCAGTCTTGGCAGACAATATCGCTGAATTCGCCATCACCGATTTCGAAAGCGTGAAATAGAAAAGTCTGGTTCAGTGTGTTTGCGGTCATAGTGTCCTCCTAGTTTTTGGCTAGCCCCCGTGGCTAACTGGTCTTATTCTATCAGTATCTTCCTGCACTTTGTCAAGTTGTTTTCAAAAAAGTTTTTGCGGTGTTTGTGCGGTACTGCTTAGAGCAAAACTAAACCCCCTAAGCAGTTGCCTAGGGGGCAGTTCAGTAATGGAGCTTAGCTCCTGCGTGGTGAAGCAAGAAGCACCCCAATGAGTTTTTTGGCTTCCCACTTGCTAAGGTGAAGCTCAACAATCGTGCCGTAAACGCCACGAACAGGGGGTAGACCTTCGACCCACTGAGTGACGTGAGCAGGTGCAACTCGCTCAGAAAGTAGAGTCTGGATGAAGCGTGCTTGACCTGCGGTTGCATCGTTTTCGAAAAATGACATTTTGTTCTCCTAGTTCTGCTAGCCCCCTTGGCTAACTAATAGAAGTCTATCACAATCTTCCTGCACTTTGTCAAGTTTATTTTGAAAGTTTTTTGAAAGTTTTTTGGAAGTTCTTAGGCTATGCGGATAAGTCTGTCTATGCGGTGAGCATTGACCCCCTACCCCCTAGAACTTCCACTGAGTCGAAAACACTAAGCCACTTGACCAAGGGGGAGATTAGTGGAGTGTAAAGCTACCCACTGAATTAGCTAGGTGAGTGTTAGGGGAATGAGTAGGTAGATAGTAGAGGACTAGGCGAGTAGAGAAATACCCCCCCCCTTTAGAAGTCATAGCTATAAAATACTTACCTAGCAATCTTGTCAGAATTTTATCAACCCCCCCTATCTAGATACTTGACCCCCCTAGGTAAATTTTTACCCCCCCCCCTTAGATACAAACTACCCCCTAGCTAGCTCTAGCAAGTGTGTGCAAGTGTGTGCAAGTGTGTAGCTACTTCCTAGCACTCACTAGCTCACTTAGTCACTAGACCCCCACCCCACCCCCCACCTAGCTAGTTGTTAGCTAGTTGCTTAGTCAATTACAAAATTTTTTTCTGGATGGCGACCCCCCCTACCCCCCGCCCTTGGAAAAGAGGAAGGGTATGCCGCTTCCTGCCAGTTTTCCAGAAAAGTGCCGACCTGCGGGCGGTGTGCCGACCCACCCGTATCCCCAGGAAACGATTTCGGCAGAGCTCTACATACACTACATCCAACTCACAGGCAAAAGTCAAAAAACGTTAAGGTTCATCTTTTCGTCTTTGCCGTACAATCATTTCGCCCCGTACGCTCCCTCCAAAAGTCTGTACGATAAATACATGGCCAACAAGACGCGACTACCTCAGGACGAAGTGAGTTTTCTGGACTCCCTTTCCCGCCCCGATATGGAGTCACGCCTAAAGGCTCTTTGGGAAGTTGGATGGTCTCTGGCCATGCTTGGAGATTCACTTAAGCCCAGTCGACCCAAGACAACCATCCACTTTTGGGTCAAGCGTGCAGAAAACCAAAAGCAGTTTCGTACACTACCCTCGCCTCCCCCGAAGAGTCTGACTTCTGAAGCTCCAACCAAAAAAGCTCCTAGAGTTCGCTCTGTGTCACCGAATGTTCCGCCAGACATGAAGCCCCGTCTAAAAGAACTAGCTCGCCTCGCAAAACGCTATCGAGCACGCACAACTGCAGACTCTCCGTTTGCAGAAGCCAACAGAGACCTGACAGCGATGGCAACCACACTGCGTTCAATGGGCGTGCCTACCGCAAAGATTGCAGCGGCAGCGGGGGTTTCCTACCGTGCAATGGCTAGGAGGCTAAGCAAGTGAAGAAATACAAAACTAATACAGGCGTATACGCAGAGAGTCAATTAGCTGTAGTTGTCTGGAAAAATCCAAAAAGTAAGACTTCTAAGAAATCTCGCTCGCTTGAAACTATGACCTCAGACAACTCCGTTTATCCGATGGCGTTTCCAATTGAGCTACTCGGCGAAAATCCCAGCTGGGCGAGAGCCAGACTGGTCAAAGATGACGAGACTTTTTTCATGTTAATTTTTGAAGCCACAAAGTCTGCCCCGCTGATTGTTCCGCTCCCCGTTGCGGAATCTACACTCGGCTGGGACAATTTCTACATTGCAACAGAATACGAAGTTTGACCGTGTCGGCAGTCACAGCATAAGCTATGATTATTACAGAACTTGAGGTAGTAAACACTGCAAGACTGTTGACTGCGTATGAGGACAAATAAGACTCATACTCCGCAACTAATGGACGAGGAGACACCAGTGGGTGTATTTAAGAAGGATGGGCCTGAAAATAACGGCTCCAACTCAGAGCAAAAAAGCCAACCAAGAGCAAAATCCAGCAACTCCCGTTCCAGTAGATACCCCACTCCGCCTCGTAATCAACCAGGCAGTTCTTTCTTTTACAACAGCCCTACTGCTGTTCCTTACGACCAGCCCCGTCCCCTAACCGCTGCAGCTTCGCAGGTTAAGGTAAATGACAAGGGCGAGTTCGAGCAGTTTAAAAACCGTCGCTCCGCAACCTCATCCGCATGGCAGGCTGAGGCGTGGGAGTACTACGACGCAATCGGTGAAATTAAGTATGCATTTAACTTGGTTGCATCTGTTGTTTCTCGTATTCGCATCTACGCTGCAGCTGTTGATGACCCTTCACAAAGTCCAGTTCCTGCCAGCGAGTCTAGGTCAATCGACCCAAAGCTTGCATCTGCCGCAGAGCGTGCGCTTTCCAGACTTAACTCCGCATACGGTGGACAGCCAGGTCTTTTGAAGGACGCTGCTCTTAACCTTGCTGTTGCAGGTGAATGCTATCTAGTTCAGATGCCAGCTCGTAGAGGTTCTGGCGAGCCAGAGTCTTGGGACATCCGTTCCGTTGACGAGGTACAGCCTGATTCAAGAGGTAGCTACAACGTTATCGGTAGGCGAGAGCAAGCCGTTGGGCAAGGAAACGGTGGCAAAGCTACTTCCCTAAGTAAAAACTCTTTTGTCGGACGCATCTGGCGTTCACACCCCCGCTACTCGGACGAGGCTGACAGCTCGTTGCGTGGTCTTCTAGATATGTGTGCAGAGCTGTTGCTCCTAAACCGCACCTTCCGTGCCACCGCTCGTTCACGTTTGAACGCTGGTGCTCTTTACCTGCCAGACGGTTTGTCTGTTGCAGCTCAGGGTGACCCTGACTACCCCTACGATTCCGAAGATGGAATCGGCGAAGGATTCACTGCCGAGGAGGCAGAAGACGAGTTCGAGGAGCAGTTGATGGACGCCATGACTACTCCTATCCGTGACGAGGAGTCAGCGTCTGCAGTTGTTCCACTTATTATTCGTGGACCTGCCGAGCTTGGTGACGCAATCAAGCAGTTTAAGTTTGAGCGTTCCTTCGACCCTGCACTGGCAGAGCGTTCGGACAGAGTTCTAGAACGCATCATGCAAGGTCTGGACGTTCCTAAAGATGTTGTGTCAGGAATGGCAAACGTTAAGTATTCAAACGCTTTGCAGATTGATGAGAGTCTTTACAAGGCTCACATTGAGCCACTGATGCTTCTTATCGTCGACGCCCTCACCGTTGTTTACTTGCGCCCTTACTTGGTTGCAAATGGCTACAGCGAGTCTGAGGTTGAGCGTCTGACAGTTTGGTACGACCCATCAGCAGTCAGCACCCGTAATGACCGTGCCGCAGATGCAGATATTGGATTCAACAACGGAGCTATCAGCTACGACTCATGGCGTCGTGCTCACGGTTTCTCCGACCAAGACGCACCAACTCCAAACGAAACTACTCTGAGGTTGCTACAGTCCAGAGCTCAGTTCACGCCAGACCTTACAGAGTCATTGTTGAACGTTGTATCGCCTGAGATTATGGAAGCCGTTCGAGCAGCTCAGCAAGCTGGCTCCGTAGCTCCCATCCCACCAGAGGTAGAGAATATTTTGAAGCAAGCCACGGGGCAGGCCCCAGCTGCTGAATCTGAAGAGACGCCAGAAGAGACGCCCGAACAGACAGCACCCGAGGAGCCCAGTGCGTAATGGCAGAGAAAGATAACACTCCCACTCCTAAAGACGTGCTAGCTAATCTGGCAGGTCTGGAAAAAGAAGTATTTAACCTGCGTAAGCAGGTTCGTGAAGACTACTTTGC